ATTTCAAAACATAATTCTTGCCATTGGTTTTCAGTCAAATTTGTCTATGTAAGACCGCAAGGCAGGTTGCCCTGCGGTGTTGATTTCCTATGTCGTGATTATCTGTCCCTGTCTTGGGATTTCTTTCTCTGCTTCGGCTGAGCGTTCTGTTTGCCCTCTTCCTGAAGCTGTCTGAGCCTGTTACGCACACTTTGTCTTTCGGGCGGTCTGTGCTGTTTCTCGGCAGGTTTCCGTCCGTTCTTGACTGCCTGCTCCCATTCTGCAAGATCTTGGTTATACTGTGTCACAATAGCCTCTGCTTTGCGGTAAGTTTTCATAAACGCCTGTACATCAGGATAACCGTCATCTTTTAGAATATCGGGGATTTTATCCAGTTTTTCAGCAAGTTCGGTTTCAGTCTGCTGTATCTGCTTTTCCAGAGCCTTTAGCAGGTATTGTGTTCCCCAACCTCTCTTGTCTTTGGAACGGAAGTTGAAATAGATTACTCTGCCAGCTGTCATTTGCTTCATAAGCACCAGCAATCTCCAAAACACGGTCGGCGATGAAGTCTTTACGAGTTCTGTTGCTCTCTACAATAGCCTCGATCAGGTTTTCCGGTACATCGGCGTAGTTCGCCAGCAGCTGCTTGGTGTCTTTCGGCAGACAGTATCCACCGTAGCCAAAGGACGGGTTGTTATAATGAGTACCAATACGAGGATCCAGACAAACACCGTTGATGATCTGCTGAGTGTTCAGCCCTTTCATCTCAGCATAGGTATCCAGTTCGTTGAAGTAGCTGACACGCAGTGCCAGATAGGTGTTGGCGAACAGCTTAACTGCCTCTGCCTCAGTAAAGCCCATGAACAGAGTGTCAATGTTCTCCTTAATTGCACCTTCCTGCAGGAGTTCTGCAAAAGTGTGTGCAGCCTTCACCAGACGGGCATTGTCAACATCAGTACCGACGATGATACGAGAAGGATAAAGGTTGTCATACAGAGCTTTGCTTTCTCTTAAGAATTCCGGGCTAAAGATGATATTGTCACAGTGGAACTTTTCACGAACATTTGCAGTATATCCAACTGGAATGGTGCTCTTGATAACCATGATAGCTTCCGGATTGTACTCGATAACCAGCTTGATTACAGCTTCGACTGCACTGGTGTCAAAAAAGTTCTTCTTGCTATCGTAGTTGGTAGGTGCAGCAATTACGACAAAATCAGCATCACTGTATGCTTCCTTTGCATCCAGAGTTGCGGTCAAATCCAACTCTTTTTCTGCCAGATACTTTTCAATATATTCGTCCTGAATCGGGGACTTCTTATTATTGATCAGCTCCACTTTCTCAGGGATGATATCCACAGCAGTCACCTTGTGGTGCTGAGATAACAATGTGGCAATAGACAAACCAACATAACCCCCTGATGTCAAGATAGGGACAAAAAAATTCTCAAAAAAAGCAAAAAAATAAGCCCCACAAGGCTTTTCTGACAATTCTTTGAATCATCAGGGCCTTGTAGGGCTATCCGTTATCTTATGCTATTTTATTTTCACACTGCCTGTAATGGGGTGTTCTCCATTGTTTCCTTAAACTGCTCAACTGTCATCTTTGCTTTTGCCGCAGCACGCTCCAGCGGTAAATCACCCTCTCGAACAAGCTGAACCAGCATCCGAATCTCGCCAATTCCGATGCCTTCGATTCTGCCTTCCTGACGGCCTTCTTCACGGCCTTCGGCTCTTACGCCTTGACTAAGATTGCACACTTCAAGCACCTCTCTTTCCAGTTCTTCGCTCATTGCAACGCCAAACTCTTCTTCCAGAATCTTCTTTTTCTCCGAACCTGATCTTGTGGAAGATAACAGCACTTCCATAAATTTCAGGATTCCCTTATGATTCTCCGTCCCTGGCTTGCCTAAACAAATCATTACGACACTCATCAAATCGTAGTTTTCGGTTTCTTCCTGCGCTTCTCCAATCAACTGTTCGGGTTTGATGGAGTACCGGGTAAGCGTATTTTCAAAACCATCTGACGGCTGAGTACAAATCCAGATGGAGTAGACCTTACGAATCTTCCCATATTCAGATTTTGTAAAAATCGGACCGTGCTGTGCAGAAATCATTCTGCTACAATAATAGATTGCCCGTTTCGTCAATGGGTATCCCGGCTTGAATTTTGTCTGTGCTTCCACATTGATAATCAGACGAATGACTTCTTCCTGTTCTGCACTGTCCGCAGATTTCGGTGCGATTGCGTCAAAGCGAACATCGTAGAACAATGTTCCCTCGGTCAGCGTAGAGTCCTCGTTGTTACTACCCTTGATTACATCTGTTGACTTTTTGGGTCTGTTCGTATCATCGACATGAACACCAACAGAGCCAACCTCCGGGGTTCCCTCGATGTATTTCTCAACAATATCATCTACGGTGCAATCGCTGTATTCATTCACACAGCCTTTCATGATCTGTGCCAGAATCTGTTTGTTTGCCAACAGCTTTTTCGCTGTTCTGTCATACCTCGAATCATACTCTGTCTGATCTATCGTGTGGGCAAGCTGATTTTCCACCGTGCCTTGTTTTTCCATCGGCATTCACTTCCTCGCAGTAGATTCAACAAGAGCGTAAACTCTCCTATCGTACTTCCATCTTACCATAATTCACCGCCCATATCAAGCAACCAACTGTAAACTTTCCTTGCACGGAGTTGTCCATATTATTGCATTCTTCGCCACTGTTATATCATAGGCAACTAATTATTTCAGAACCCACTAATGTGAGATTCACATTTCAGTCAGTACTCTCCCGTTTTCTATCTGCATCGCATCCGTTATCTTAAACGAAACAAGTCGCTGCTGTGGAAAAGCTCTTCCGATCAGCCGATAGGACATTTTCTTGTCCCACCCAGAATCCCCGTAAATCATGCGAACCAATGCCATACACTTGATTTCGCCGCTATTAGATTCGTCTGGTTTTCCCACACGATGCGCTCCTGATTCTTCTGCTCCACACGCCTGTACAGCTATCTGTTTCATTTTACGATTATACAGAAACCGATAGTGTGACGGCCATTCTAACGCTTCCAGCGTTTTTCTGAAGACCGTGATTCGTCCCTCTTCCTCGCAGAAACTCATGCCAAGTCCTGCCTGTTGCTCCGTTTTCTGTTCTGTTTTTTGCATATTGCTCACCTCCCACAAATGGACAGACCCTCCCCTTGTACAACCTGTCAATTAGTCCTTTCCAGCTTCAGGAGCAATCTTTCCTGTCAGAATCCCCATTGACACATACCCATCCATTTGCTTGACTTCAGATTCTTTCCGGTGTTCTTCCACAGGCACACCAAAAGTTCCCACAATATCATCCAGGTAAAATCCCTTTCGGCTGTTCACAGGTTTTGTTGACGCAGCATTATCCTGCGAATCGACTGCGTTCTTTTTTCTCTGTCCTTCATGAAAAATTTCTGGCACAAGCAGATCAAAAACATACAGAGTTTCACCCTCAAAGGTAATCCTGTACCCCAGCATTTTATATCGGCACTCGCTGTCCCATCCCATTTTCTGATAAACTAAAGTCGCAAATGGCTTGCAGGACATCTTCCGGCTTTTGCGCTTATCCGGTTTTGCCACGCACCAACGCAGAGCGTCCTTGTCATTTTCATCACACCCACGAACAACGATACGCTTCAAATCATTGTTGAACATGACATGAACGTAGACCACATCCTCCAGCCCTGTGATACAGGCTGTATTGAATGTGATACTATCTTTACGAATCACGATTGCCGGGTCACGCAGATGGGCAAACAATTCCTTTCGCACGACCTGGTAGCCATCATACGAAAAGGCACTTTCCAGTTCTTCCGCCCGTGCGTCTCTATCATCCTGCACAATCTCCTTCTCTGGCGGCATGATTGTTGTGTTTTCTTCATTCATCTATAATCAGTCCATCCTTCCATTATCTTCTCCGCTTCATGGAGCAACTTATTTAGACTTTCTGCCGTAAATGTGTTCATTTCCTCTATCTCCGACGCAGGACGAAATACATCCCAGTTTCCGGCATAACGCTCCTGCCGTAAGATACCCACCTGCGCAATACTTGTAATCGGCTGTCCAAATGTCCCAGCCCACTCTGGTGGGAAAATGTAAATCTTCTTTCTGACCGTTTCGCCCTCATCTTCTTCGGTGTTTTCCTTTGGAGGCAGAACGATTTCTTCCACCTTAATCATTTCAGGCTCATCAAATGCGAACAGCATCATTTTGTTATCGCCCTGTTCCAAAAACCGACCACGAAACCGATAACGCAAATCCTCATCCCATTCCATGATGTCAAATAAAGTCTTTGCAAGTCCACGACAGCCCAAAGTGCTTGCACACCAACGTCCCTCTTTCAGTCTGCCCCAACGGATCGCGTTTGGATTATTCTTGTCACAGGGGCGAATGGCAATGCAGCGTTCAACAGAATTTAGCAGCAGCTCCACATATTCAACATTTTCAAACTTTTTCAAGCAAGCGGTGTTAAAGCGCAATCGTCCATTAGAAATCGTCATAGCCGGATTCTGCATAGTAGAAAAATACTGTACCCTGACTATTTCATAGCCCGTCAGATCAAGACGCTTTTTCACATCCGCAGTAACAGTGACATCCGGTTCTTTCATCACGCTTTCAGAGGCTTCCCTGTATTCTTCTGCCGAAAAACCTGTCCAATCCTTATCAAAAGGCACATATCCTCGCAAAATCCCATCTTCAACCACGCTCAACACGGGCAAGGGTCTGTCTTTCTTTGAATAATTGCGGGATGCCCGCAGATGATTGGCTGCATTAAAAACTTCTCTGGAAACAATGGCTTCATGGTGATTCTTCTGCCTGTACTGTGTCCGATCATTGTTGTTTTTCTTTGATTTATGCGTCAAAAAGTTCGGTGTAAAGGTCTTTCTTGCCAGTACATCACCACAATGGCGCTCATTTGCCAGAACACCTGCAAGTGTACCGGGATTCCACTCCACACGTCCCAACTTCGTCTTACGGCTATACTCCATCAAAAGAGTTGCAATCTCCGTAAGCGAATATCCATTCAGGTACAGGTAGTAAATCACCTTTACCGTCTGTGCTTCCTCCGGGTTAATTACAAGGTTGCCTTCCTCGTCTTTATCGTATCCAAGCAATGCAGGGGTCAGGAACAAGCCACGGCTGAACCGCCGATCAATCGACCAGTTCATAATGATAGATTTGGAATGCGATTCTTCCTCTGCCACAGATGCCAGAATCGTCAAAATCATGCGTCCATTGCTGTCCAGCGTATAGATATTATCCGCTTCAAATTTCACACCCACAGGCGGATTCAGATTTTTCAGAAGTTCAATCACAGAAAGGCAATCAACGATATTTCGAGCGAAACGGGCAATGGATTTTGTAAGAACGAGGTCAATCTTGCCTGCCTTGCAGTCCTCAATCAACTGCTGCATCCCTTTTCGGTGTTCCAGAGATGTGCCGCTAATGCCCTCATCCGCATAGATTCCAACAAATACCCATCCCGGCTGTGCCTGAATATAATCCGTATAATAGTTTTTCTGAAGTTCATACGAAGAAGTCTGTTCATCATTATCCGTGGAAACACGGATATATGCTGCCACACGCCGAATCACAGAACTCGTTTCCAAATCTTCTATGATTTTGGCAGGGATGACCTCCAATTCTGATATATCCACGCCCTTATAACGGTCTCTGATTTTTTGCTTACGGTCTACTGCTTCTACTTCACCGATAATCATGTACTTTTCCTCATTCTCCCGTATGGATGCTCCAATACCATTGTCGCATCTTCCGATAACTTCGGATAGCGAGTTCTTTCTTCGTATTTTCTGCGGTTCTACGGCTGATTCCTTCATCTTTCATCCGCATATAGATTTCTCTTGCACTCATATCGCCATCAGAAAGCAACTTTTTTATCAGATATGCTGCCTTTTCTGTTTTTGACTCAAATTCCGGCACTTTCGGTTGTTCCGATGAAACGAATGTGCTCTTGCACTCCAACCATTGAAAACCCATCTCCGCTGTTATAGAAAACCGAATTTCTCCATCAGACGGAGCCAAACTGTTTTTTATCTGCCGAACAATACGAATATCTGTATCTTTCTGGTCACGCTCCACCTGCAAAACACTTCGCGCAGCAGCAACCACATCTATGCTGCCAAGGCTTCGGTACAAACCTTTCGTTCCCTCTTTCTTATTGAGGTGACCAATCAGTACAATAGCACAATCATAAACTGATGCCCACATTCCAAGTCTCTGCATCAGCTTTCTGGCTCTCCCTGCAATCTGGAGATCAGAATCGCTCCCTAAATACGCCTGAATCGGGTCTATAACTACAAGCCGTGGGCGAAATTCAATGATTGCCTGACGGATACGCTCATCATCCAGTGTTAGACCACTGTATGTTTCTTCATTGATAAAAGCTACTTTTCTACAATCTGCGCCGCATCTTTCCAGTCTGGGTTTAATGGTATCTGATACTCCATCTTCCGAACACTGGTAGATAACCCTCTGCGGCGTCCCAACAGGCTTTCCATCCGGTGTTTTCCCACCCTTAGAAAGTTCCGCAATCAGATTCATCATCATGGTTGATTTTCCATCGCCGGGATCGCCTTGTAGCAATGTTATCTTTCCCACTGCAATGAATGGATACCACAACCAGTGAACAGAAGTTGCCTGCACATCACTATATAATGTAAGAATTCTTTTTTCTACCTTGTCCGCCATCGTCTTTCCTTCCTATTTGCAGTCTTTTCCTACCTCTATTATAAAGCATTCGTTGCGTTTTGACTGCTACCCATCAGGTAGCATGAGTTGCCTTTTGCTACCCAGTAGGTAGCAAAACAGCCTAAGACCACAGAGCAGCTAGCAGTGTGTCCCTTTGCGGTCTTAGAACCTTTGATATAGAGTTGCTCTGCCTACCATCATGCGAGATAATTGTACTGCCTTATGCGGGGAATCATAAGGAGAAAAGCACATGGCTACTGATTATAAAGCTTTGGGCAAGCGCATTTCAAATGCCCGAAAACAAGCTGGTATCACGCAAGAGGCCCTGGGAGAGCAGCTTAACATGACACGAAAACATATTAGCGTAATTGAATCCGCTATCAAACGCCCAAGTCTTGATGCCTTGGTTGATATTGCCAATGCTCTTGACGTATCGACTGATGATTTGCTGGTAGATAGTTTGATGCACTCGACTTCAACCTCAAATTCCGAAATTCACCGTCTGCTCTTGGACTGCAATGAAATCGAACAGGAAATTCTGACCCGGATGGTAAAAGAGCTGAAAGCAATCTTGTACGGTTTGGGAATCTGATTTTGTAACCCGTTGACCATATAACAAAAAATACCGCATAAGCCACAGCTGCACTTCGGATCACACCGGGGTGCTGTCTGTGGCTTATGTAGAAAATGTAGGCAAAACCATTCCCACATAATGAAATACCCGCCTGATCGAGAAGATTTGCGAATCCTCTCAACCAGACGGGTATTCTTTTTCTTATGCCACTTCTTCTATCCAATTATGCGCCATACTTTTCCAACGCTCTCCGAATCACATCCTCACAGTTGAACTCTATTTTCATCGTTTGGTCGTCATACAGATAGACCATGCTCACAAAGGCTTCCACACATTCTTTTGTCAGCCCACCGATGTACGTTTTCTCGCTGGCCTGTTTTGTCAGAGCGCGGATTTCTTCATCCATTTCATCGGCGCACTCCTGTTCTTCCTTTTCTGTCCGTATGCTATCCTGCAATGCAGCCAGTTTTTCCGAAAGAGCCTTTTTCTTTTCTATGTACGCATCTCGCCGCAGCACACCGTCCGCATACGATTCATATAGTTTGATTTGCTCTACCCGAATGGCTTCTGCTTGCTTTTCCAAGTCCTCAATGTCCACGCAGCGCACCGTGACAGACTGCTTTTCCTGCATCCCCTGATTTACCACATCCAACGCATAGAACACAGTTTTTATCGCACGAGCCACTTTTGCGTTCACCGAATACTCTCTATAATAGCCGCCGTAGCATTTAGAGAACTTTCCGGCTGACCGTTTATAACCGCAATAGAATACCATTTCCCCATATTGCCTTTCGTGGCGAAGCTGCCGATTACAGTTTCCGCAGCAGATTTTTCCTTTTAACGCAAAATCATCACCCACCTTATATTGAATTGGAGTTACGTTACGGATTGCTTTCTGTGCCTGATAGTATTCATCTTTTGTCACGATGGCCGCATGAGCGTTTTCTGCGATGATCCACTTATCCTCCGGGAGCGTCCGAACAGAGGTAGTATTCACATCAATTTTCTTTCTTCTCCCCATAACCAGCGCACCAGTGTATTCATACCGTCTAAGGATTCTCCACACGATTGCTGCGTTCCATAACATTTCACTGTCCGGGGCAATAATAGGATTGCTGCCCATCAGCAGATTCTTTCGTTTCGCATACAATCCCGGCGTAGGAAGATTTAATTCGTTCATGCCGTAGGCGATCTGCGTTGTATTGCGACCGGACAATGCTAATTCAAATACTTTTTTCACGCAGGCTGCAGCCTCCGGGTCAATCTCCCACCGCTGCCCACCTTTCTTGTTCCACACATATCCAAAAGGAACATTCGTGCAGGTGGCTTTCCCGTTCTTCCAGTTCGTTTCCAGAGCAGCCCGAATCTTTTTCGCAATATCCCGGCTATACATATTATTCACCAGATTGCTGACCGCCACTTCGATTCCCGGCGTTCCGTTGTTCAGTTTCATGCTGTCAAAAGAATTATTCACAGCAATAAACCGAACTCCCATCAACGGAAAAATCTGTTCAATGTAATCGCCAACACCGATATAGTCACGACCAAGGCGGGATAAATCCTTTACCATGATGACTTTTATATCGCCCTGCTTCAAATCCACAATCATTTTCTGAAAAGCCGGACGATTAAAATTTGTTCCGGTATAGCCATCATCCACATATTCTACAATCTCGCCAAATAAATCTTCCTGCTTTCCAATGTAATCGTGGAGCAGCATCCGTTGGTTCTCAATGCTGTTACTTTCATCCTTGCTGCCCTTTTTCAAATCTCCGTCTGCCAATGATAAGCGGAGATAGATTGCAATTTTATCATTCATTCTGAACCTCCGACATGATTGCAAGCACTTCCTGATAGGGGTCGCTGCACTTAAATTCGACCTCCACAGAATTATCCATTCCTACATAGATTCTCTTGATAAGTTCATGCACCAGTTCTTCATCAAATTCATTTTGATTCAGAATCCCGCGCATCCGCTCCATCTGCGCATCGCAGATTTTGATTCTTTTTTCCAGTTCCAATGCACGTTGACGCTGCTTTTGCAGTTCATGTTCCAACCGCTGCTTTTCTGCTATGTAGTGTTCCTTTAGCTGACTGTATTCATCTTCGTCCAGAATTTCAGCTTTATAGTCCTCATATAAGCGCAACCGCCGTTCTTCGGCTTCCTGAATCCGAAACAGGATAGAGTTTTCTTTCATCTTGATGGAACGGGCAGAATCCAGATTGCTGCCGCGCATCATGTCTTTTACCAGCTTTTCTTCTTCGCACATGGTAGACACCAGATGATGAATCTGATCCATCGCCACCATCATCAGCATTTTCTCCGGCACCGCATGATAGGCACAGGGAGTCGTGTTCTTCTTTCTTTTGCAAATAAACACTCCATAGTGCGTTTCTTTCACCGTGCCATGCACTCGCCGTTCAAACGTCATGTTGCGTCTGCAGCAGCCACAGTAAACCATTCCCGATAGATGGTTATAACACTTCTCTCTGGTTGCTTTGGAACGAGCCATCGCCCTTTCCCGTTTTTCCTTATTCTGCTCTCGCCGTGCCTGCACTTTTTCAAAATCCGATTTCAGAATAATTGCTTCATGAGCGTTTTCAACAATGTGCCATTCTTTCTTTTCCACTGGATGGAGGCCAATCCCTTTGTATGATGCTGTTTGCGTCTTTCCCGATACCAGTTCTCCAATATAGGCACTGCTGTTTAAAATACGGAGAACCGTACTGGGGTGCCATTTATTATAGGTAGGGTCGTCTCCCTCATGTAATTTGCGATTCAGCCGTTCGTTCGGCCTTGCCACTTCTAAAAATTCCAACCTTCGGGCAATTTCGTTTGTGCTTACTCCTGCAAGATACCATTGATAGATCAGTTTGACCCACTTCGCATCCTCAGTCGCTTCAAACTTATTTCCCTGTTGGTTCAACTGATAGCCATACGGTGTACACCACGATGTAGGGATTCCCTTTTCGCGGCGCATCTGGTAACTAAGGCTGATTTTCTTTGAAATGTCCTTAGCGTACAAGCTGTTTACCATGTTCTTGATGGGAACCGCAAGACTATCCACATCCGACTGCCGGATGTTGTCAAAATCATCGTTGATGGCGATAAAGCGAACATGGAGCATCGGGAAAATAGTTTCCAGATAGCTTCCCGTTTCGATATAGTCACGACCAAATCGAGATAAGTCCTTCACTACGATGCACTGAATTTTGCCTGTCCGCACATCCTGCATCATACGCTCAAATTCTGGTCGATCAAAACGTGTTCCCGTAAAACCGTTGTCTGCATAGGTATCGGTCAGCGTCAGTTCCGGGTTTTCCCTGATATAATTATGAATTTGCAAAATCTGTGTGTGCAGGGAATCTTCTGTTTCATGCCCGCTGTTCTCAACCGACAGCCGCGCATACGCCGCCGTGCGCAGAAGTTCTTTTTTGTTTTGCTGTACGGCCTCCTGCACAGCGGCCTGCGGCATCATATTTTTTCTACTCTTTCTTGCCATTACAATCTTCCTCTCCGCTGTTCAGCCATTCTTCCGGGAAAAATCGCTTCCACTGGCTTTCTTTGAGAATCACTTCAACCTGTTCAAATTCTTTGACCCACACGCTGTCAACCCACTTTTTAATATGTACACGTTCCAGCTTATTTGGAATTGAAATAGCACGGAATTTCATCAACCAGGGATTCCCATGGCCAAATGCTTTTTCTATATCATTAACAGCAAGCATTACCTTTTTAAAGGCCGCTTCCTGCTTCTGGACTGCCGCCTGATACTGATGTTCATACTCCTCTACCTGTTCTAGCGAAATTGATCCCTGCTCGTATTCCCGATAAACCGCTGCTCGTTCATCGCCCTTGACCATCAAGCGCGCAACGATTTCATTTGCTTTCTTTCTGTACTGCAACAGTCCAGCATCCATGCACTGCTTGACTTTATCAGGATTCAAGTCCAGCACCCTATCAATATGCGCAGCTTGCATTTTTTCTTTTTCCAAAGCTGAAAGAATCTCTCGAAAGATTTTCTCGCTTTCGATGAAAGGGGCTTTTCCAGAGAAGCATCTATACCCCTTGTCAAACGAATAGACTTGCTGGCTTTCATCCTCCGATGTTCTGCACAACAGCCTTTTCCCGCTTTTCTTATCATAGATTTTTTTGAAAAGCAGGTTTGGTTTTTTTCGGGGCTTTTTCCGAGAAGGAATTTTGGTGCGCTTTATTTTTTCCTGAACTTCTTGAAACTCACTTTCTGAAACAATCGGAGGAACTTCCATTTCCCGCTTGGCCTTTGCCAGCTTCAAAGTGCATTTTCCTATATAAAGAGGATTCTGCAAAATAGCGCGAATTGTCGAAACTGGCCATTCGGGTTTTACACCCAGCCTTTTCTTCTGTGCCATCTGGACTTGCGGTGATGGAACGCCCTGTGCATCCAATGCTCTTGCGATCTCCTGAATTTTCATATCTTCCAGATACATCTGAAAAATCAGCTTTACAACATACGAACTTTCCGAATCCAGAACAAAACCTCTGGAATCCTCAGACAGTGTATATCCATATTTATTCTGCCGATGGGTCAATGTACCTTCTTCAAATTGATTCTGGCGATTGGTAATAAATTCCGAACGAATTTTGTCAATGGTCTTTCCATTGAAATACTCTGCAACTTCTTCGGCAGTTTTATCTGCACTACAAAAGTCATCTTCCACAACTGCAAACTGGATGCCCAGCGGATAGAATGTCCTCTGCAATGCTTCTATGGCAAACGGAAGGGTTCTTCCACAGCGGAAGATAGAATCCACAACAACTGCATCAAATTTCCGAGCCATCCCATCCTGTACCAATTTGTCAAAGCCCTCTGTGGCTTCTGCTGTTCTCTTGCGGTCACTATACTTTTCGGATATGCTGCACCCACGCTTTTTTAGATACTGTGCAATGCGCTCATTCTGTTCTGCAATCGTATTGGATGGATTTTCTTCTCCGATCCTGCTGGAAATCGACCTTGTATAACTGACCCATTTCATTCTTCTGCCACCTCATTTCCATGATGTGCTTGATATTTCATAAATTTTTCTGTGATACTGTGCAGTTCATCCTCGAAGCAAAAATGAATTTCAATCTCTGTTTTGCTATGAACATCTATGTGGTCGATCAGTTCCACCACGACCCTGCGTTCGAGCGTTTTGATATGTTCGTACTGCTTAAATTCTTCCAGCCAAGTGGGAAGCAACGTATCGTGCTTTAATGCTTCCTGCTTCTTTTCGCGGATTTCCTGAATCTTATCCTGAGCCTCTTTTATCTTCTGCGCAAAGCGAGTATTCATTTCTCCGTACTCTTCCCGGCTGACAACATCATCGCATAAGTCCTGATACAGACGGATTTTCAAATTGCTGTACCGTTCCAATTCAGCTTCCAGCGCAGTGATCTGACTGTCCAGAATCTTTATTCCAATCTGTTCGCCGCTCGCCAACTCTGCATTGGAAAGCACCTTTTCCGCTTCTACAAGTAGTGTCACCTGATGCCGAATCGCAGCCAGAACACTTTCCGTCAGCTTCTCACTGTTTATCATGTGCGGTGTGCAGCCGCCGCCATTCTTATAGGTAGAGCAGTGATAGTATTGATACTTCTTTCCGTTTTTCGTCACCGTGCGGCGAATCATATTCTGCCCGCAGTCTGCACAGCGCAGAAAACCTGATAATGGATAAACTGTTGTCTGCGATGGCGCGGTACGAGTGTCCAGTTCCAACAACTGTTGTACTTGCTGGAACTCGCCTTTGCTGATAATGGCATCATGCGCATCTTCCACCCGAATCCAGTTTTCACTTCCAACATCATGGCTCTTTTTTACTTTGTAATTGATTTTCCTGCGTTTACCCTGAATCAATGTTCCCGTATAGGATTCATTTTTCAAAATACGATTAACGGAAACCACTGTCCACTTCTGATTCAGCCCAGCCTGAAAACCGCAGGTATAGTTGAATCCATTGGCTCTCTTATACTCGTTCGGCGGCAGGACCCCAAGTTCGTTCAGGTGGCCGGCAATGCGCTGTGAACTCATTCCGTTCAATTTCTGTTTGAATATTTCCTGCACGATGCCCGCAGCGTATTCATCTATAATCAGATGATTTTTGTCTTTGGGGTCTTTGCGATACCCATACCCTGCGAAACTGCCAATGAACTGACCTTCTTTTCGTTTCACATCCAAGTGACTGCGAACGCGCAGCGAAATATCCCGGCAGTAGGTGTCATTGATAAGATTGTTGAACGGAATCAGAATACGGCCCTTATCATCGTTTTCCTCTGCACTGTCATAATGATCGTTGATGGCGATAAAGCGCACACCCATGAATGGAAAGATTCGTTCCAGATAACGACCCGTTTCAATGTAGTTTCTGCCGAAACGAGATAAATCCTTGACGATGATGCAGTTGACATTCCTTTTCTCAATGTCCTGCATCATCCGCTTAAAATCCGGGCGTTCAAAATTTGTGCCGCTGTAACCATCGTCCACATACTCATCGAACTTGTGCAATTCCGGGTGCTTCCCCATGTAATCGTTCAGCAACGCTCTCTGATTTTTTATGCTGTTGCTCTCCTGCTGGTCGCCATCCGAACGCGACAAACGAAGATATGTGGCGCAGTTGTATTTTTCATTTCCCTGAAAAAACATAAAAAGCCGATAACCTCCTAATCTATTTGTCGTTCAGACAATAAACCAAGAAATTATCGGCTTTATCAGCATATTCTGTTTTGACCCAAAGCCATTATCTCATATTTCGTGGTTCATGTCAACGCTTTAATGCGCTAAAGTGCAAATTTTCTTCTACTTTCTTCTTTTTTTATTTCCGATGTGTCCTTGCGCATTTTTTCAGCGTGTCCTCCAATCGGTTCTCTCCGGCAAAACTGATCTTTACGACCATTCCCCGGTCAAGATAGCAGTAGGGGTTCTTGATTTGTGAAACAAAATCAACCATCCGTTCTCGCTGCGACAGGTCTTTCTTGATTTCCACATCGTTGATGTCCACCAGTTCCTTGCGGTTCACATTACGGAGATCGGTCTGTGCCATCTGGCGCAGGCTTTCCATGGTGTGATAGGTTCGTGCAGTTGTTTCGGTCATTCACTCATTCCTTTCTGTTTTTGGGGTGATTTGTCAGCCTCTTTCACTTATAGAATTGGAGAAAGGCCATTTCGCAAGGTATTTCAAAAAATTTTTTTCTTTTTTCAAAAACACCTTGCGAAATACGCTCTGCCCGATTCTAAAGATAGAAGAACCCGAAAAATGCGTAAGGCAACGGCTTCACCGTAAGTAGAGCAAGATTCGCCTATGGTAACTCAAAACTCCCTTTCGTGATTTTTCGTTCCCTGCAATCTTGATGGGGATTCCGTTCCCCATTCCCACGGTACGCACAAAATCTCAGATTTTGGCTATCTGGCTCCACATGAATGTGTTCGCAGCCGAACGCCTGCGGCTTATCGGGAATTGCTTCGCAACTATAAAATGCAGGAGGATCACACTATGGCTCGACCCAAAAAGGACGAAAGTATCAGACGGACTAATAATGTAATGGTTCGTTTTACCGATGTGGAGTACGCACTGGTTTCGTGTTCTGCTGAACAGGCTGGCTATCCCGTTGCCGTTTATGTAAGGAAACAGGCCATAACCGAAAAACTTCACGTTCATTACAACATCGTTGCCGACATTGCAGAACTGCGAGATTTTGCAAGACAGCTTTCCCATATCGGAAATAACCTGAACCAAATTGCAGCCTTTTTCAACAGCGGCGGCATCCATTCCCGTGCCATGCTGGAAGAAATCAATCGTTGCATGACCGATCTCCGCGCTATGCGGAAAGAAATTGCAGGACTGGCAGGTGATTATCGTGGCAATCTTAAAACACGTCGCGGGTAAAAGTGCAGACTATGGTGCTGCACTCGA